ATATTTCTTTTGATATTTCATTTCCAATATCTTTATGTTTAACGAAAGACCTCGCCTCATCTAAACTTTCGAACTCTGTCAAATAATTATCGATGTATACTTTACCTTCGGAGGACAGCGCTAGAACAGACCCAAAGAAATGAGTCTGCTCTACCAAGTCGGCACCGCTAACGATGTCATTAACTTTTTTGTTTAGCGCTGTGTAGTTCATTTTAATCGTTATAGCTTTTCATTGACTTTTTAATTGCATCTGGTTTATGATGTCCAGGTTGCTCAAGTCTCATAACTGGAGCACTTGACGCTCCCGCTTCTGATGTATGTAACAATGTTGATTTCTTACCTTCATGAGTTGTGTGCCAAACTTTATGGTGAGCACCATTATCGTCTTTCCACTCATGCGTTGGTTTTGTTTTCATAGAGTGTTCGTGATGATGATCTTCTGCTTCGTCAGAATCACCAACATCAACTGCTTCAGCAAACATGCTTTGGGCAAGTTCTTCTCTCTTATTGTCTAGTGCTGCAGAAACACGGTCTGCCATTAGTTCTTGAAAATTCTTTTCGATGGCTTCAGAGTCGCCAGTTTCGATTGCGTTAATTAGATTAATTGTACTCATTTATTAGCTCCGCTTGGTTGAGATTCTTCTTCTTCCTCTGGTTCAGGTGCTTGGCCAACTGCCCATGCTTGCTGTACACCTTGTAACATACCAGCATGCTGCGCTTCACCCACAGACTCTTCCTTCTCAGCTTCCATCTGCTCACGATTCTCATTGATATCGTCTTCAGATTGCATAAGGATATTCTTTTTAACCCACTCTTTAGAGTAGTACTTACCAACAAAGCCACCTTGTTCCATAACAGTTAATAGGTTAACTCTATTAGAAAGAATTTCAGCATCTTTCAATTCAGAGAAGTAGTTATCTTTATGGTAGCTGAACTTAATCAACCTTTCCATATCGTCCCACTCATCAATATTGATATGGTATAACTTACGCTGGAAGTATTCAATATCTTGAATCTCTCCAAGGTTAGTACCACCTGGAAGTGTAGTAATTTCAGTACCCTTACCACCCTCACGACGAGGCATCCAGAAATCTTCAAGCATTGACATATGTTTACGATCATCACGAACCTCACCAGTAGCAGCATCATACTGCACTTTGTTACGGAACTTATTCATAATGTCATTGACGTATTGCTCGGCACGAATCTTAGGTAAGTTACCAACGTCAATGTAAAAAATTCTACGCTCTGGTGCTCTACTAATACGGTAGATAACCATAGAGTCTTCAATCAACTTCAACTGATTAGTTGGCTTAATTGCTTTATGCAAGAAGCTCAACGCCATACCAGTATTAGCATCTACGTTGCCAGTACCACAAAAGATAATAGAGTCAATAGGCATCTTAATGCCTTGTAAAGTGTTCTGAGTAATGCCCTTGTCATTGTAAAGATAGTACTCATCAGTACCAACAATAACTTCAACACCAGTAGCGTTTTTCTCACGCTTTACATTTTTGATTCTACGGATCTTTCTAGGATCGATATAACGTAACTCTTGAATACCTTGTTTGATATTCTGAGGGTCGATCATTATATGATAAAACAAACGACCATCAATGTACCAAGTACGAAAGATATCATGTGCTTTATAATCAAAATCCAACAAGTTCAAAATATAATTGAACTCATCTTTAATTTTATTCTTGATACCAGCCTGGTGTCGCCACTTCCTTCTTTTCTTTACGTCTTATCTCGAAACCAAACAAATCAGCCATACTATATCCTCAAGTCAAAATTAAATCGGGAATGAACCGATTGGTGTATTAATTGTAGTGTTAATACCGAATGCACCGCCAGCACCACCAGTATTGGAAGTGAAGTAGTTGTATTGGAATTCACATGTAAATTCTTCAATTGCGTTTGTTGTATCGTAGCTAAGTTCAATTGCGCCAATGCTTACTGGGTAAGCATCAACAAACTTATACTCTTTAATAGTTGCGCCATTACGGTCTAGTTGATAGACTGCTAGGTCAACCTGATAGTCACGTGGGTTCACACGACCCAATGTGCTATTGTAGTTCTGTACACCGTTTTGCCATTGTTCCAATGCATTACGGATACCGAAGTTAGTGTCGTTAAGAATCGTAATAGACCATGGTTGGAATGTACGCTCACCTGCGACGTTAACAACACGACCACGATAGTTCACTGGGATGTTTTCAACGGTAGAACCTGGAAGCTGAGCAGACTTGCAAAGGAACTGCGCTTGCACTCCAGTTACAACTCCACCAGTCACATAGCCTGGAAAAGACAACGCAACACGGAATTGGTTGGCACGAGCACCACCACCCGCTAGGTTGGCTTTGAAATCAGAAATATTTGCCATTTAAATCTCCTGTCTTATTCTTGTTATATTTATCCGCCAATTTCATCGAAGTTAACAGAGGAGCGAGCAGCTACGAATGTCAATGTGATGAAGTTGATAGAACGGTTTGGTTTAACGAAAATATCGGCAGCAAATTCGTTGCGATCAATAACCTCGCCAGTGTTGTTTGTTTCGTCGCACTTCACACGGAAGTCAACAATACCACGACGACCTTGAACGTCACGTAGGAACGGCTCAATTAAATTACGGAACTGAGCACGAGTAAAGCCATCGTTAAATTCGAACAACTGGAACTTAGCTGCTGTAGCGATAGACTTCTCTAGAACAATGAACAAACGACGAACGTTGATACGATCAAATGCGCTTGGGTTTGCCAATAGAGTCTTGTCGCCGAACATCACAGTACCTTGACCTGGGAATGTAACAACTGGGTTAATACCAGCTTTGTACAATAAGTCACGTTCTGTTTTATCTGGAGTAACAGCTAGTTTGATTACGTTCTTGATTTGACCACGAGCGAAACCACCTGGAGAGTACCATGGGTCTGCAGTGTAATCAGTACGAGCACATAGACCAGCGATATCGCCGTTCATTGGAACGAAACGGTATTTATCGTTGTAACGGTCATATTGGTATTTGTAACCAGAATCCATTACACCGAAGCTAGTGCTTGGAAGAGCATTACGGTAAGCAATTGTATCAGCAATAGCAGTTGAAGACTGGGAAGTGATAACACCACCTAGTGAATCTTGAGGTGAGCAGAACACGATAGCGTCCTTACGAGCACCAGCAGAGTCAAAACCAACCAAGTTTGTCATTGCCCAAATAACTGTAGCTGCAGGAGCTGCACCCATTGGAATTAACGAAATGTCATACACTTCATCATTCTTGTATAGAGCGTAACCTTCTTGAGCCTGAGCATCAGTAAAGCTATAATCGTCAACACCACCAGAAAGTTGCACGGTGTAAGCAGTAGCAAGCGTAGAGAATGCAGCTTGTGTCATGTTGACAAAAGATGAACCCAATGCGTTACCGCCAGTAGCTGCAACATGATCAGTCCACCATAGATACTTAGAATTAGTGTTAATCACATCTTTGTAGTATACGTTAGAACCGTCAACACGTTTAGCGCCAGCTGCCTTAGAAACGTATGCGAACTTTTCTAGAACAGTATTAGTAGTTCCAGTCCATGCGCCAGTAGCATCAATAACGATAATGTGCATCTCATCTAGAGCAGCGTTCTTACCTGCAGCTCTAGCAGCTGGAGAAGTGCCAGGAGCACTATCAAATTCAGCTTTATAAGCCCATGTTTCGAAAGAAGCAGAGTCAGCGACAGAAACTCTAATAGCATTACCTAGTGTACCTGGGAATTTAGCTGCCCATGGACCAGTAACACCTTGTCCACCAGAGAAAGAGTTTTGGTAGGTTTGACCATTTTTAATTTTAATACCAGCAATTGCAACTGTAACAACTGGAACAGCTGGAGTAGTTGGATTACCGCCAGTGAGAGTCGCTGTAGCAGTAGTATAACCAGTACCAGCAGCTGTAAGAGTTACTGCGCCAGTCTGTAGTTTGCAGCTACGAACGATTGTATATGTAGCAGGAGTGGTAATAGTATCGCCACCTGCTGGGGTGATAGTTAATGTTACACCAGCTGGGTACTGCTGGTTAGAAGTTCCTGAAACTGTGTATGCAGTGATTGCACCACCAGAAACAGTAGCTGTAACTGATAGACCAGCACCAGTGCCAACGTTGTTTAGCGTAATAGTTGGTGCAGTAGTATAACCAGCGCCACCGCCACCAGCTGGGACAGCAATACTCTTGATAGTACCAAGAGTTTCTAAAGGAACTGTTGTTCCTGTAGCCTGAACACCGCCAGCATCACTTGGTGCGCTTAGAGTGATTGTTGGTGCAGTTTCATATCCAGCGCCTTGGGAGCCTCCAGTGATAGTAACTACAACAGAACCAGTCTGAGTTGCAACAGCGTTCTTTAGGTTAGGGGCATCGGTACGAGTGACCAATAGATTGTTTGTGTAAGAAAGGAAGTTTGCAGCAGTAAAGAACGACATAAAGTTACTGTCGTTTGGTATTCCATATCTTTCTGCTAGTTGATTCTCGGAAGAAATCTGTACTGGATCAAGAACTGGACCCCACGCAAAAGCACCTGCAAAGGCACCTGCGGAGGTAGAAACTGCTGGGACAATTGAAGAGAAATCTTTCTCTACAACTGCAACTCCTGGACTAAGTTGGAAAGGCATTGTAATTCTCCTTATTACATGTTATTTTTGTGCTGAAGAGCATAAACTTCATACTACTTTATTTATGGTTTTCTAGATTTTAGAAGTTTAGCAACGGTTGTTCATCTTCTGACGACCCATCGTTATAGAACCCAAAGGGTGTCAATTCGTCTTCTATCGCTTTCATCTGGTTTTCATACATTACTTTTCTTAGGTTAACATCATTCAAATCTTTAAAATACGACTGAGTGGACAACCAAGAGAACAATACCAGTGTCATGACACAATCATCAAAATATCCTTCATCGGCAGCGAAAGAATTTCGCCTTTCAATAAAGGTAGATATTTCTGAAATAATATCAGCGTCAGTAATAATGAGTTTTTGCTCTTCGACTAGACTCTTAAACACTGAACATCCAATTCTTTTCACTCGTTTATCGGTGGTCACTCCATAATGAGTTCTTCCACCACCGAAGCCACCGCTAACAGTTTGTCCTTGAGCATTTCTGTTCACGAATAGGATGTTTTCATATTCAAGTTCAGAGTACAGGATATCAGCTACTTGCGGATCCGAGTTAACTTCAATTAGTACATAAGCACTATTAAAATCTTTGGCGACTCGCTCAATCATGTTGGGATACAGGAGTGGGCTAATCTTGTTACTTCTATATTTAGCACTAATTGTATATGGGGTTTTGGTAATATCAACAATAGTAAATGCGCTAAAGTCTCCATCTAAACCTTGCGAAGTATCAGCTACGAGAACATAGGTATGATTCTTCAAAGGTTTTGTGAAGATATCTAATCCATCCTTCTTATATATAGGCGGCACTGGAGACATCTGAGCAATGACGTCTGAGCTAATTAGCGTCAGGCTAGAACCAAGAAACTTACACAAGACTTCTTGGTTGTACTTCAACTCGCCCAACTGACGTTTCTGTTCTTCAGCCCACTTAGCATCACGTCCAGGGATTTTCCAATAAGGGATGAAGTGTGCAACAAAGTCATTAATCTTCTGCTCAGCATCATTCCAAAACTTCCAGAAGTGGTTGTAACCAAGTGGAGTTGAGGTAATAAGAATCTTGGTGGTTTGACCAGCAGAGATAACTGGGAAGATAGAAGTGAAGAATGCTTCTGCAACTTGGTTCGGGATAATCGCAGCTTCGTCAATATACAACATGTTGACGGACTTACCACGAATACCAGAAGCAGTTGTAGCTGCAGTAAATACCTTGGAACCGTTTTCAAGTTCAACGTCACCTTTGTTCCATACTTTAATACCTTGCTGCATCCACAATGGAAGAGCCTCATACATTGATTGGTAACGAGAAAGAATTTCTCTTGAAGTTGTTGCTTTGTTGGCTAGAATCGCCACAGTCTTATCTGCCTGGAACACAGTATACCAAAGGATATAAGCTGCAGCGGTAGTTGTCTTACCCTGCTGACGACCTTCCATAATGATAACCTTACGGTTGTTATGAATGACGTCAATCTTTTCTTTCTGACAATCATACAACTTGAATGGTTGAATACCATGATCAAGTGTAACAATCATACAGTAGTTATCAATAAAGTAAGTAGGGTCGTCCTTACACTTCAAGTATTCCTTGATGTTATCTTCAGTGAATTCTACCTTAACACCAACTGCTTTTAAGCTGGCGTTGGAATTATAATTTTCAGTTTTTGCCATTAGCTATCTAACCAACCTTCAACTACAGGAATTGTTGGTACAGTTTGCTCTGCGCTGTAAGAAGTGAATACCGTACCAGTGTCTGGGTTAATAGTGTTAACTATAACTTTATTAACAATACCGCTACCAGAAACTGGACCAAACATGTTTACCTTTAAGGTAAAGTTTAATGTGTATGTCACAAACCTACGTTGTTGAAAGTCGCCATCGTAATCGTCTTGAATGTTTACGCTATTTAAAATAATAGGAATGTCTTGCTGAACATTCATCTCTGGAACGACAGTAATAGATACGGTAAAATCTGGAGTGAAGTACGGGAAAATCTGTTCAACGATTTGCAAACAGTCTTCTTGTGTTTTAGAAATAACATAGAGACTTATGTCTATGTTGTAAGGAACAGGTGCCATCATCTGTTCTCTTGTTGAATCTGTTCC